TGGTCTTTTAATATTCCTCTTAAATTAAGACCTCTACCAAGATTAGATGCTACCTTGTCATCAAATCTCATAAGTCTCATTAATAAAGCTGTAGTTATTTTTGCTTCATTTTCTGAAAATTCTTTAGTTCCTTTAGCTAAACCAACAGACATTTTATATAAAGCATCTGCAAGGTTTTGCTGAATAGCTTGAGAAGCATACATAAACTTTAGACCTTCTTCCATTTTATTACCAAGTTGGCCTAACATTTTTGTAGTTTGTATTATGTCATAACCTTGTTTAGTTGCTTGTCTCTCAATAATTTCTGTAGACATTACATCAAACTTTTTCTCTGCATTAATAACTTTCCTCATAGCGTTCAAAGCTATAATTCCAAAGTTAGTATCTGCGTATGCTCTTGGAGATAAACCTAAATCTAAACTTTCATCTATAGTTCTCCAATTAGTCTTACCACCTTTTTGTACTCTCTCCATATAACCAGAGAAATTATCTACAATTCTTTTACTTAATTCATCATCTGTAGCTGTCTTCTTAATATCTTGAACTACACCAGCTATTTTTTCTGAAGTGCTAGCTTCATCTAAAATGCTAGTTATAATTTTTTGTGTACTCTTCTTACCACTGGCTGTAAAATTTTCTTCAGCTTGTTGAGCTAATTCTTTTTCAAGTTTTGCTAATTTAGCATTATCTACATTTTTACCAGCTAAAGATTTTCTTTTTAATTTAATCCAAGTAGAAAAACCTTGTAATTGTTTTTTAAGAAATGGAGCTGTACCTCTAATTGTACCTTCCATAACTCCACCAAGTAAAGCACCTTCAATAGCGTTCTTTAATCTTGCTTCATAAAAACTTTCGTCTTTACCTTCAGAAGATAAATATTCAAATAATGGATTTTGTAATGATGGAAACTGTGTATTAACCATATCCATAAATCTTCCAGTTTCTTCATCAAAAGCTACAAAGTCTGCTACTGCTCCTCTTGTAGTTGCTTTAGCAAAGTTTACAGCTTTACTTCCACCACTTACTATTTGTAATCCTTTAGCAGGTTTAGTTAAATACCAACCAGATAAGAACTGTGAAATACTTCTTGTGACTGCACCTGTAGCTGTATCAGCATCATCTATGTCTGGAATAAGTTCTTCAAAAGCACTATCACCAATTTTAGTTGGGTCTCCAGATACAGGTAATTTAATATTATTATTAATTACATCATCATAAGTATGGTATTGAACAAAACCATTTTCTGCATTGTCACCAAATGTAAAACCACCAACATTGAATTTTCTCTTCATGTCTTGGCCTACACCTTCAATTAATCTTAATGCAGATTTACCAGCATCGGCTACACCACCAACAGCTTGAACAGGAACATCTGTAAGTATTCCTCTTTCATCTTCTTCTTCCTTCTTTTCTTCAGTAGGAAGCTCATTACCTTCTAGTTTTTTAAAGTAATCGTCTATCTGTTCTTTAGTATAATCGTCTGGAAATGGTACTCCATTTACTACTTGTGCCATTATTTAGGTCTCCTATCTTCTATGAATATGTTAAATTTCTTGGATAATTCTTTACCAAAGCCATCATAAACAGACTGAATAAATTGACTGTCTGCTAATATATCACCCATCAATAACTTAACCTGTGCATTAAAATCTTTTTGATACTGGTAAGGTTTATTTTCATATTTTGGGTCATTTGAATTTTCTCTATGCCAAGCAACCATGTCTTCTTCAAATCTTCCTCGAAGTAATGGAAGCTCCATAGCAAAGCCTGGAATACTAGCTATATCTTTATTCTTTAATATTTCTGTGTACCTTTGATAAGGTGTACTTAAAATAAAGAACTCATTTCTAGTTGATATTTGTTTTCTATTTGTAGAATTAAAATAAAATTTAAAATCAGCATTAGTTAATTTTCCATCCCTAGCTAACTCTAAAGCTTTTTGTTTTACTAAATAAGGATTGCTGTCTTCTAACATCATTAAATCTTCTAGTGCACCTCTGTCACTTGATGTGACTACTACAGATTTATTTAATGCTTCATTAAGACCTCTTAAATAAAATTGGTCTTTATTAGAATACTTAAATTTTAATTCACCATTACTATCTTCTACTTTTTGATTTAAGAAATTACTTAAGTCAAAATCTTCTTGATTAAATGCGTTAAAAAATTCTACACCTAAATTTTGTTTTTTAATATCTTCTTTAATATTAAATGATTTTTTACTTCCTTCTAAAAATTCTAATTCTTTTGCATTAAGAGCAGTTATCAATTCTTGTTGAATAGTATTATTTCTTCTTGCACCTTTTTCACCAGCAAAGAAACCTGTACCTAATTTTAAATTAGAAAATCCTTCTAATACTTGTCTAGCATAATCAAAACCTTCTTGGTCATTAATTACTTCTAAATATTTATTGAAACCTGCAAGAAATAAATCATTTGCTCTTTCGCCACTGGTTCCTAAATCCATAAATGATTTTGTTTCAGATTGTATTTTTGCAAATAAATCTTCCATACTTAAATCATCATTTTGTGCTTCTATAAATATTCCAGAATAATTTCTTATTGCATTATTTTGTGTATTCTTTTTAATGAAAGCCATTCTTTCAGCCATGTGCTGTTGTTCTCTTTCATTTCTAAATGCAGATGTTTCATTAAAGAAAGCTTTAGCTTGTGCTATCTGGTCGTAATTACTAATGTTTTCTCTTTCAAAAAATTCTTTTAGTTTTGTTTCATAAACTTCATTCCAAGCATCTGGTGTTAAGCTTTCTGCTATTCTGTTTTCTGAAGCAAATAAATCAAATTCATTTTTAAATTTTCTAGCTTTGTTAGTTAAATCTAACTCCATCATCTTATTAAAGTAATGTGGATTAGCTCCTTCTGGTATTTTTCCAGATTTTACTAAATTCTTAAAAGCATCTTTATTAGAGTTATAATCTGCTATTGCTCTATTCTTCTCTTTTTCTGAAGATTTAATTTCTTCTGTTATTGAATAATTAGAAAGTGAAGGAACCAAGCTTTGTAATGATTTAGATAATTGTACTAATCCTTCGCTTACATTTGCTTTCTCTGGCTTATAAAACATATTGTAATCAACAGTTTCAATAGTCATTTCTGGCAATTGATTAAACTCTGGATTTGGGTCTCTTTTAGCCATTAGTCCTCCCACCCATCGTAATAAAGACTTTCTGAAGTTCCATAATCGTATGGGTCTACATCTGTTTGGTATCTATTTTGTTTTGCTTTGTAATCGTAATAAGTAGAAGCAAATGATAATCCAGAGGCCATAGCATTATAACCTCTTGTGACTGGTGATACCATTGTAGCTTCTCTTTGATAATTTAAGTCAAGAGCAGGTAAAGTATTTTGAAGATAATTAAATTTACTTCTTTCAATATTTCCTAATATTCTATTTTTGTAAGTACCTTCAGTGTCATAGTAATTAGCTAATAAACTATCATAGGTATTACCTGTAAAGTTTTCTCTATTAGTTTTAAATATTGACCTTTTCTTTCTTGCAACTTTTTCTGCTTCACCAATTTTTTCTAATCTGCCTTTTGTTTTTTCAATAAGCTGTCTGGTCTTTGTGACCATTCTTTGCTCTCTATTTCTTAAAGCAATTTCATTTTGTCGTTCTTGTTGTTGTTTAACTGCCTTCTGTTGTGCAGTTGCAACTTGATATTGCAATACAGCAGATGCACCAGCGACTATTAAAGTTGGATTACACATTATATTTTTACAAATTCATAAAATTTTCTATTTTCTATTCCATAATTAATTTCGTTAATGATGGTAAAGCCCATCCACTTTAACCAATTAACATGAAGTTTATTTCTTTTATCTACATAGTTATGTAGAATTTGATGTTTACCTTTAAGAACATCACAAACATCTTTTGAGTTTCTTAAAAATGATAAACTAATTTTTTTTAAATCATCGGTACCTACCATCCAAATAAATCCTATTAGACCATTAGGTACGACACCAAGCATAGCAACTGGTTTACAATCACCATTACAAATTACTAAAGGAACTGTACTCATCTTTAATCCAGATAGTAATGATAATAAAGGTGGTAAACCTGTGACTGCTTTTATTTCTTGTTTATCTTCTTCTCTTAAATTTTCAGATAAATAAATACAATCATTTTCACTTGCTAATCTTAAATGAGGTTTATGAGTTGGATGCTTGAGAAACATAATATCCTTCCCACTCTGCATTTACAAAGTTGCATGGAAGATGACTATTGTTTTTTAATTGAATAGTTAAATTCTCATTTCTACTTTGTACTGCGAAAGTAAAATCTCCATCCTCAAGGTTTACTGTACCAGCTAATCCTGTTCCAACAATTGTACCTGTAAATGTTGCACTTGAAGTAGACCTTCCAACTGGAGTGACTTCTGATTGAAAAAATCCTGTATCATTAAAAGATACAGTCCAGTTTCTTATTTGAAGTCTACCTTCTCTAATTCTAGTTCTTGACCCTTGTGTATTTTGACCAAGAGCAAGATATTGTTGTGAGAATGTATAAGCAAATTCATACTGCTCACCTATAAAATAATTAAATCCTGTTATATCCCCAGCTACAGTTAATGTTGTTCCTGTTTGTGAGGCAAGCGTTATATCTCTTCCTGCTTTATTTGAAGCTCCACTTTTACCTACAAGTTTCATTGTAGCGTCAATTGTGTATGGAAGAGTTATTGTAGTGACATTGGTTCCAGAATTATAGCTTTCAGTTATTTGTGTATTATCAAGCTTTCTATCTAAATGTGTTAGATAACTTTCACCTGTATCTGTAGACGCAGGAGCACAATCAACTGTTTCTATGTAAACACCATCTGACCTTTGGATTACTAAATATAAAGTAGTTCCAATAAAATCTACATTTAGAATAGTAGTGTTTGCATCGGCACCAATTTTCCATCTATGCCAAGCACTCTGTAATCTTCTGCTTTGTGCAAAGAACCATTGGTAAATATATAAATTATTTACTTCTCCAGACTTACCACTTAATGCAACTAAAATATTTTCATTAGATGCAATTGCAATTTTAAAAACTTCTGAAGGTACATACTTTGGAATATTAGCTGTTATATCTTCACCCTGGTTTGTTTCACCATCGCTTTCAACATACATTTCTCTAACGCCAGTAAACTGACCTTTGTTAAAAAGAAAGAATACATTATTACCAGAACCTTTAGGCTGAACACTATCTAGTGTTTCATATTCTGTAGTGACATTAACAGACACACTTGATGGAGATAAGCTTGCACCCCCAGTTAATATGAATTGTGTTTGGTCACTAAATAATAAAAGCTTCTCATCAAAAGCAACTGCGTGTTTTAATATTGAGACTTTTGTATGAGCAACATTTATATCTATTGGGTCTGTATCTAAACTGTCTGTGACTGTTTCATTAAAAAATTCAAATACTTCACCAGACCTAGATAAAATTACATTTTCATCTGCAAGAAAACCTAATCTGTTTCTGTGAAAATAAATATCATTTATCTTACTACCAACAAAACTTGGATTAGGTGAACTGTCTATATCACCTACAACTCTTGTACCCCAACTAGGAACATCATAAGAAGTTCCAGAAAGAGTGTAAGACGAACCATCAACTTGTGTAAATCTAAAATTACCATCTGCTGTTCTAATTAAAACATGAGGCATTGTATCTGGGTCTAAAGTAGTTTCTAAACCTGGAGCTACTGTTTCTTCCCAAATATTTGTACTTGTTTTAAAAATTACATAATAGTTATCAAAACTATTAGAAGCATCACCTTGAACTTCAACAACCATATTATTTATAGCTTGAGCTGGTAAATCAGAAAAGTTTTGAACTTTATCTTTTACAACTTGTGAAGCCTGGTTTCCATAACCATCGGATGCTGAAACCTCAAGTGTGCCAGAAGATTTTACAATTGAAAAACTACTGTCACCAATATTTGCTAAAGTAATATTAGATGGACTTCCTACTGCACTTTTTAATCCATCCCTAATGTCTTTTGTGTTTGAATTAGAAGATGTAAAAGTCGTTGTGGTTCCATCAATCGTCACTGAATATGGAGTGTTATTTATACCTTGTGTGACTGTATAAACTGCTTGTTCTATTTTAGCTGGACTTGTGACCGAGCTGTCCATAGCTACAGTTTTTTTAGTATTTAAAATATAAGTATAGTCATTAACAGTTAATGCTTTGAACTCACTTCGAGGATTAGTCGAAGTTAAATAGTTTGTAGCATTAGTCTGGTTTACAACTGTTTTAGCAACTCCATCAACAGTATAAACAACAACACTGCCATTAGTAATAACCACAATGTATCGTTCAGAAGCATCCCTATTGATTGTATGAATAAATGCGTTTGATAATGTTGAACTAGAAATTTTTGCTATGTGTTTTGTAGGTGGTCTTTTTTTCAGACCTTCAACAACACCAGAAAAACCATTCTCTTGAGCTGTCGCTTGATTTTCTAATCTTAATATTTCTGGTTGTTGAGACACACCCCCAATTAAATTGGGTATACTTCTAGTTATTAAAGGCATTTTAATTACACTATGATTGCAACTACTAAAGCTATAGCAATTAAAGCGATTGCAACTTTATGGTCTGTCCAAAAGTGCATCATTTTTCTCTTAATCATTTCCATGTTGTGTCCTCCTTAATCAATTAATTTGTATGACCTTGACCTTGCAACAGTCGTCATTTGGTCGTGACTGTTAAAGATACTGTGGTCTGCAACAGAAGCTTCTGCTTGTTTTAATATTGATAGAGCAACCAATTCATCTTGTTGGCTAAATCTATGTAAAGCGTTAGCTCCTAATGTTCTGTCGTGGAATATTCTTGATGCTCTAATAGTTATATATCTACGAGCTTGTTCTGGAATATTTTCAAAATCTAATAAAGATACAATTGTGACATTCTCAAAGTTTTTATCAAATACAAATGTTTCTTTTGCTAGATTAAATAAAAAACTTCCTCTTATAACTGGGTCATAAGAACTTTTACTTTCTAATAATGGATTTAATTCTATTAACATTACATCATTAGCAACTGGAATTTTGTTATTTGTGTCTCTTGAAAGTGTTGCTTTGTATGATGTATTAAATTTCCAACCACTTGATTGTACTTCTCTATTTACTTCATCTAAAATATTTTTTGCCATTGAGGCATCTGTAGGTAAAGAACCTGTTAAAGAGTTTACTGGTGCTTCTCCTATAGTTGAGAGCATAGTATTTACTGCTTCAAGATGTGTAGTTCTTGTTGTTATTGTAGCCATGAATTTTGTGGGAGACCTGGCGTATTTCTACGCCAAGTCTTTTAGTCATTATTGTGTTTTGATTTCGCAAGCACTTTCTGGTCTTAAGATACCATGACCTAAAGCCATTTTTCCGACCATTAGACTGCCTTGTCGTCTCAAATCATATTCACTTTCCATACCTAAATCCATTAGCTTAACTGTTCCTAATGCACTTTTATGGAAAACAACTGCTTGAGTGTATTGTGCATCAACATTGTAAGTGTTGTTTGTTCCACTTACTGCTGACGAGTTATCTGCGAAAGCTGTCACTGCTGTGTTTGATTTAACAATATTAACACCAGCAACTTTAATCACAGTTCCATCTGCATACACACCATTGTTTTGAGCTCCAAAATCTCTATTCAAGATTTTATCGTTCTGCACAATGTTGTAGTATTGAGCTGGAGATACTACACAAAATCTATCTTCAGAAGGAACATCCTTCTCATCAAGAGTTTGTGCACAAAAGAAGATACTTTCGATTAATGACGCTACATTTGTACCTGCATCGGCATCAATATGTGAAAGACCTCCATTTCCACCTGTTATAGTTGATGAAGCTCTTGCACTTAAAACAGCTAATTGAAGTAGGTTTTTGTCTACTGTATTAGCTAATGCTCTACCCATTTCAGATGTATATGTACTTCTTACATCGTAGTGGTTTTTAGCTTCGTCTATGTTTGCAATAAACGCAGATGAAACCAAAAGGTCATCAATGTTTATTGTTTTTTCTGCGTGCTTTACAGATGTTCCAAGTATTTCATTTCCTGGAGTATGATAACTAGCAGAAGTTGTTCCGATTACAGGGAACTGTGCTGACTTACCAGAAGAGATACTTCTAACATTAGTCATTCCTAACATTTTGTTTTCTCTTTGGAAAGTAGCTAAAACTTCACCAGACCATACTTTTAAGAAAAGAGCATTGACATCATTAGCACCATTTACTTGTCCAAGTCTGGACACTACTGCATTTGACATAATTATTCTCCTTTAAATTATGATTTGTTGTTTTAGTTCCTTGCACATACTTCAAGAGTTATCTCTCTGGATATACTCGCAAGTAAATCCTTTGAGGCAATTTTATCTTTGTGAAGGCTCACTCCTCTTTAAGAAGAGTGTGTGAGTTTAGCAATTCCAAGCTCGAAGTGCTTTATTAATTCTACTGTTAGGATTTCTAGCTGTTTTAGCTGAAGTTAATTTTCTCTTCATCCCACGCATCCTAGCACAAAACGAGGCTCGTCTTTTGTTTCCTACTTTTTTACTAGGTCTTTTTAAATTAGCACCAGTCGTTCTTTTATAAAATTTACGACCAGCTTCATTCAATCCACCAGATGGATTTTGATATTTTTTAGCTACCATTATTTCTTACCACGAATTTTATTAACAGTAGATAAACCAAAGCTTCCAGAGTAGACAATAAGTACAGCCCACCAAAATTCTTGTGGAGCTGACTTCAGTATCTCAAAACCTTTTTCCATCCATGGCTGTGTAGTTGGCCAGAATATTGCTAGAAATATTAATGTAATTTTTATAGTTAATACTTCATCCTTAATACTAGATTTAGAACTTCGTATTTGTTCTATACTTACATTAGCTTCTGCTTCAATCTCCTTTGCCCTAATGACTTTTTTCTTCTCAATCGAATGGTTTATTGCTGAAACTGTTTTATCAGCGATAATCCGAGTGAGAGGATTTTTCATTAAAGGCAAAAGAAAATTTAACATTACTTTCTCTTTTTCTTTTTAGGAAATCCAGCTTTCATATTTTTATATGCTTTTGCTGAAATCGTAGATTTAGATTTAGGTCTTGATATACCTAATCTTTTTCTTCTATTGATATTTGCATAAAGCCCTGGTCTTTTAGCCATTACTTCATACCTCTAGCTTTTTTGATTTTTCTTTTTAAAGAAGCTGGCAAAGTTTTTTGTTTCTTTGTAAGCTTCGGTCTTCCTTTTTTTGAACCATAGGTTCCTTTACCCATCGGCATAGTTTTCCTCCTTCCCACCTAATTAGGTGTTATTTATATTGCGTTTGATAGTTTAACTTTTTGTTCTACATCTGCTCTGAAAGCACTATCTGTAGAATATCTTGGGTCATTTATGTCTGCTAGCATTTCGCCAACTGACCTGTAGCCAACATTTGCTTCTGCTTTATTTCCAGAAAATAAATTAGGTTCATTATTATTCTGGGTATATTTTGCTTGAACACCAGCAATAGCTAATTGTGCTTGTTCTAAAGAACCATTATCTATTGTGTTATTAAAAGCTTTTATTTCATCTGGAGCCAAGTTTTGTGAAGCCCAATTAACCATTTCTGTATACTGTTCTTTACCTCCAACAGTAGACATAATAGAATTTGCTTTTTGTTCAGCTAATGCTGTTTGACCATCAATGTAAGCATTAACAACTTCTCTACCTAATCCAAGTTTTTCTAATTCACCATAACTTGTTTCAGCTAGTTTACCTGTTTGTGCATACTCATCATAATACTTATCTAAAGAATTAGTTTGAGTTTCTGTTGTTGGCTCTTTTATTTTTGCATCTATCTTCTCATTAGACTTATCATCTGCTTTTTGAGATAGTTTAGTTTCTAATGCACCATAAGCTTTCGCTAATTCTTCTGCGTTAGAAAATTTATCTGGAAGCCATGAAGGTCTTTCTTCAGTAGAAGTCTCTTGAGTTTGAGCTTCTTGTGTTGCTGGAGCTTCTTGAGCTTTGGCCTGTTCCTCAATAGAAGGATTATTTTCTTCTTGAGAAATTACTACTTTATCAACCATTTTAATATTCTCCTTATTCTGATTGTTGTTGAGCTATTGTTTCTCCTAAAGATTTAGGAGGTATGTTCCCTGCAATTTTCTCACCTGCTCTCATAATAGCTGACTGCTGTTGCTCATCCATCATAGC